GTAAAGCCTCAAAAGAACTAAAACCAACGGTAGCAATTGCACCATCAGTCCCAGGCAATGAGGAGTTAAGAGATGTCAAGTTACCACACCAACCTTGGAAGAGTGTTCCACCAAGAACATAGGATCCACAATAGGCACGCAATGATAAATACGCAGCGAGTGCAGGCACTTGATAGTAATACGAACCAACTGGACTAGCAGATCCGCGGTCACCACCAGTGAGCACATCATTATTGGCACTAATAACCCATACATCACAGAACTCTGTTTGGTTTGCAATTGTGTAATTACCATAAGCACTATTAGCAAGTGGTTGGAAATAGTTAAGCAAAAGTGAGCCAACGACCCCTTGCTGATAGACGGTATATCCATACTGATTAGCTAGAACAGCCCAGAAAGTGGATTGATCAGGGTAAGCTAAACCAGATCCAAGAACAATGTCGTCTCCTAGAATAAAAAGACAATTAGGAGTTTGACTAAGCACAAAGCGAGTCGCAAACAACGCAAACAGTATGATGACAATACGAAGCATGGGTAATATGACACTCAGATGATCGATCTACAGACAAGGACAAATTTTGAGGTCTTGAATCAAAGTTACTGCCGGCAACCTCGTATCCAAGGTAGAGTCGCTCAAGCTCGTCATCAGTAAGGTAAACTGAGTAAATATCCTTCATAGGGAGAAATACTTCTGTTCCTGGCACTTTCACATCACCATGCAGAGAATTAGAATAATCTTGAATAAGGTAGTCTATGTACCCCTGCAACAACAAACGGGTTGGTTCATGAGCCCATGATTCATTTCGTAAAGCATATGCGCGTAGCAAGTGCCAACGTGGGTCATCTATTGTTGTTTTGTGATAAAGTGAATTAACAATTGTAGATGGATCAGGGTAGGGCAACCAACAGCCCTTGTACTTTAGAACACGTTGCGAAAGGAAATCTAAATCATAATAATTCCGTGGCTCAGTGTCATCAGTCTTTGTTGTTATACCAAGACTCTTCCACACTTCAATAATGTTGACGGCGTTAAACCAAGAAATGCACTCAGGAGACACAGTAAAAGTGTTGTCATCCCCATACAAAACTAGCTCCACGTTATCCTTGAAGTGGTTGAATGATAAAACGGTCTTAATAGAAGCTTGCAATTCATCCCACTCTGATTGAGTTAGATGATCCTTGCCTTCTAAAAGCCACACGCGATCTAGGTTCATATGTTTGGCATACAATCGGACCCAGGCATAAGTACTAATGATGTGTAAAACTAGAGTGTTGTCCACCACTGTATTCACACTACCACTAGGGTTACCTGTGTCTTTCATAACCACAGTTCCATCCTCGAGAACAATCATTGAGTTGATAATTTGATAATAAACATTCTGGATCCGCTTCCAATTCTCAATGGTCCTATCCTCGGGACGCAACATTTTATATCTAAATCTCGCAACAATCCACATTGCCTTTTGAAAAACAGAGGCATCAAAATCACTTTCATCAAGAGCAAATCCAAACTTGTGGCGCGCCAATCTGCGATACACAAGATCGAATCCCTTCTTAAATTTTGACCCACCAACAAAACTCGATGTTTTCCCGTGTGAACGGTAAAACTTATTGTTCATATCAAGGAAAAGACGGTTCGCATTAATGGTCAAATCAGCACTACTAGCTGTAAAAGTGCGGTGTTTCGGTGGGTCTTCAGATAGCTTCTTCACTGATCTCATCTCATGCTTCTGAGCGCACGTCCAAAATGAGTGAATAGGTTCATCAGTGGCAAGCTTATCAAACAACAGCTCAGTCTCATCTCGAAAAGTACTACGCTTATTCAACAAATCCTTCTTATTAATATATTCGAGATTAAAAGGATAGCCAGCGCTTGTTGTCTTATCGATCTGAGGCGTTACGGCCTCATAAGTCTGAACTGCACTACCACGCATATGTGGTCCAAATTCTCTTTCAAGCCATGACTCAGCAATTTTCAAAGCTAAGTCATCTGCATCTGGTTGGGTCTTGGCATACTTCGCAATGGATGAAAATCCACTACGAGAGTTTAGATGGGTCATGTCATGTGTGGTCAAATCAACAGTAATATCATTGCGAAGACAAAACTGTAGAAAAGACGAGTTGGTAGTTTTCTTTGGTTTCTTGTACCGCATGGTCTTGTACACTGTTCCCAGCTGCGGGAGTTTTCCAGCGACAAATTCTTTGAAACCAGAGCTACCATCACGCTTCTCCAGACGGAATTTCCTCCCAAGTAGACCTTCGAAGTGGTCACACGAACGCTCGAAGCTTAGGAGCTGGGCACTGACATCAGGGGACGCG